TGCCAACTCCGTTTGTCCCGATGGCTAACTCGGATGCGCCGGGAAGCGCGCCGGGGCCAGTAAATACGAACCGACTGCCGGTGGAAACAGGCCCGCCGATGTAAGCCGCCCCCACATTTCCGAAGCCGCCCGCATTGATTAGACTCCCGGTGGTCGTGGATGTGCTGGCGGTGGTGCCGTTGATTGTTGTTATCGTGGCAGAGTTACCGATTGAGAGCGCACCGCCGTTGGGCTGGATTCCCAGTGCTGTGACCGCCCCGACGTTACTGTATCCGTTGACGAATGGTTGGTTTGTTCCGCTCGTGCCAAGGCCGACGCCATTTGTTTGTCCCGCTCCGCGAACAAAGATCGCAATGGTGTCGCTCAATTCATTCACCTCAAAACGAGCACCCAAGGTGCCTGTTGCAGACCCCACAAGGGTCCGACCAGCAAACGTCGCCGCGCCCGTCGCGCTCGTGAACGTCAACGCGGTGCCGAATGTGCCGGTGCCTAGGGTCAGGTTGGAGGCGGCTGGCGAGGTGAGAGACGCCGAGATTGGCGTCGTGAGCGTCGGTGACGTAGAGAGCACGTTTGAGCCGCTGCCCGTCGAGGTGGTCACGCCTGTGCCGCCGTTTGCCACTGGTAGCGTGCCGGTCACGCCCGTTGTCAGAGGCAGACCCGTGCAGCTCGTCAGCGTGCCGCTGGACGGTGTGCCGAGAGCCGGAGCGACCAGCGTCTTGTTGCTCAGCGTGTCCGTGGTCGCACGTCCAACCAGAGTGTCGGTTGCGTCGGGCAAAGTCACCACGCGGCCGGCTGTCGAGACGGCGTCAATCAGCGTCACCGCGCTTGCGGCGCTGGATGAACTGCGGAAGCGGATTCCCTTGTTGAAATCCGTGCCGTCGCTGATCGTGAAAAGCCCGCTGCCCTTCGGCTGCAAGTGCACGCCGATATTTGCGCTCGCGCCCTCGGCGAGAACGTGGAGCGGGTTGCCGACGCCAGTCCCGTTCTTGATCTCAACGTAATCCGTCGCGCTCGCCACGTCGGTCAGGCGCAGGATGTCGTGACCGCCGCCGACAATTCCGACCGTGTCTGCGGCCGGGCGATACATGCCGGTATTCGTGTCGCTGACAAAGAAAAGCGACGGCGCCGCTTCGGTTCCGTCCTGCAACTCGATTTGTCCCTCGTCGCCCGTGATCGTGATCGTCGTCGGCGTCTCGGTGATCGTGATGTTACTGCCGGCCACGAGGTTTTTCGGAACGTAGTTCGGCCCTTCACTGCCGAGGATTTGCCCGCTGCTTGGGATAGGCAGAATGTCGGTGAGCGAAGTAATGCCGCCGCCGCCTCCGCTGTTGCCGCGTGCGGCGTTCAGCGTCCAGTCCGCCGCGCTTCGGCTCGGCCGCTCGCGGTTGCCGTCGATGTTCGAGACGAACGAATCGCCGTTGAACGTCACGAGGTCGAGTTTTTGATAGGTGTCGTTCGGCGTCCACTTGCCGCGAGGATTCAGCCCGCGAGGTTCGGCGAATTCCTTCCGCAGTTGGTCGATCTCGCCGGCACGCGGAAAGCGCGAGAGTTCGTCGGTGACGATGCTTTTGACCGCGCTTGGCAAAGCGGACGCTGCCTCTGCGATGCGTGCCTCGGCCTGCGTCAACAAGGTAGCGTTCTGCTCGCGCTCGGCCATGAGCACCGAGTAGCGCGCCGCCGTCGTGACTTCCAAAGCCTTGCCGAGTTCGTCAACCTTCGCCGTTAGAGCTGCGCTGGATTGCGCGTGCGCGTCCTGTGCGCGGGCGATGACGAGCTGCTCCAGCTCGCTGCGGATCGCCGGCTCGATTTCTTCGAGGTTGCGCTCGATCTCCGATGACAAATGGTCGCGCAACTGCGGCAGCGACTCCACCAGCTTCTTTAGCTCGGCGCGCTGGATGATGGCCAACTCAACGAGGTTGTCGATTTCGGTCTGGGTGTGGATCATGGGAATTATTTTTTGCGCTTCGGTTTGCTCAGCTCGATGATGCTTTGATCACCGGTAACGCTCTGCTTCGTCTCTTGAATCGTGTTCATCTGCTTCGCCCGGTATTTCTGCACCGCGTCCAGCCAGTCTTCGGCACCGAGTGGCGTGTTGCGCGAAAACTGATGCTGCACTTCTGCGGCTGCGACGGAGAGGTCTTTTTTCTCCGCCTGCTTGTTGAGCCGCTCAACGATTGCCGTGCTCCACGAGTAGCCTTCATCGCCGCCCCAGCCGTGCCACGCCTGCCATCCCTTGCCTTGCTCATCCCAGCTCTCGCCCTGCTTGTCGGCTTCGTGCCGGTCGAAAAAGGCTTTCATCCGGCGAACCGTGTCCTCGGACATCGGCCGCTTGTTGATGAGGTCGCGCGCCCGAGCAATGCCCACGCTCGTCATGCCGCGCTGTGACATCGGCTTCTTCTCGCGGATCTCAAGTGCGCGCCGTGCGTTGTCCGCCATCGCATCGGTCGGAATGTAGGAGCCGTCGGCGAAGTTGATCGTGACGAGATTTGAGTCGTTCTGGATCTGCTCGACCGGCTCGATTGCGGCGGGTGCCGCCGCGACGCTCGCCGCCTGCGCCTCGGCTGCGCTCGCTCCCACCGCGTCGCCGGCTGCGGCTGCGGCTGCTGGCGTGCTCGGGAGTGAGGTCGTCGTGAGGCGAATCGCCGTCTCCGGCACGCCGTATTTGACCGCGAGTTCCTTCACGAAGCCCGCTTCGATTGCGATCTGTTCCAGCCGGGAGAAAGCGTCGGTGCCTTCCTCGGCTGCGATCTCTTGCAGCGACTTCGCGCCCTGCCGGTTCTCGTTCATGTTCGCCGCCGACTCGCGGCCGACGTCGATGCTGAGCTTGGCCGGGAACCGCCACTCGCCCTTGGTTGCACGTCGCAGAGCTTGAACCATTGTCTCGCCCGCGAGCAGCGGAGGCGGTGCAATCTCGCCGCGAGCGATGGCGTCGAGAATCACGGCGTCTTTGATCGGGTCGAGAACCTTGTCGGTCAGCACGCCCTGCTTGTTCGTGAACACTCGATCAGCCGCAGCGAATTCTGCGCGGACGCTCGGCCCTTTGTATTCCTGCGTCCCGAACAACACTCCCTCGGGCACGCCCACGCCGAGCGCGATCTCGTGCATGAGATGTTGCACAAATCCGGTGAACGCCTGCGACGGACGCGACGGCATGACTTCCACGCGGTCGCTGTTCTGGAAATATCGAATCATGCCGACCTCGGTCAGCTCGTTCTTCTGCGTCTGACCGCTTGGCAAGTTCGCCGCAGGGTTTGGCTGGAAAAGGTTGCGCGGGTTCGCGACGCCTCGGTCGTTGAAGATCAGCGCCGCCTGCTGCGACGAGAAACGAACGCCGGCCTTTTCCGCCTGCAAGATTTCGTGCAGCATCCGCGCCGTCTGGATTGCGCTGTGCAGGTCGGTGACGCCCCGGTATTGATCGACGCGGAACGGGTCGAAGTAGTGGCAAAACTGATTCGCCGGAATGTCCTCCGCTCCGAAGTAAACGCCGTTCCGGTCCACGCGAAAAATCCGGTAAGCGACCGGCTGGCCGAAGTCGTTCGTCACGACGCCTTGAAAGTAATTGTTTGATGCGACGGCTGACTCGTTCGGATTGCCGATGCGCGTGGCCGGCACCAGTTGCAGCTTGAGTCCCTCGCCACTGCGCCGAATCACAAATCCGCAGTCGCCGTCAATCGGACGTTCCTCGGCTGCGAGCTGCACGAGCTTTTTGAAGCTGTGCCGGTTTGTCACGTCGCAGTTTTTACACCACGCGTGGAAATAGTCGTCAATCACGCGGTTGTAATCACGGTCCCCGGTCGTCGGGGAATACTCGTGCGGCGTCAGGTAGAGTCCGAACTTGCGCGAGATTTCCCGAGCCTCGGGAAAATTGTCCACTAGGTCGCGAGCCTCATACATCATCACCACGCGGTCCCGCTGATTCTGCGAGCTCTCGGCCGGCTGCGTGTATTGCTTCGGCGAATACATCCGATTCGTCCGCGCCGCGTTATACTCGAAAAGCGACTTCTGCACGCGAGCTTCGAGACGCTTGAGCGCCCATGTCGGCGCGATGTTCTCCAGCGCACGATCAATCCAAGGTTTTTGCGCGACCAGTTTTGACGCGTCGAAGAAATCGGTGCTCATGTGATTAGTTGCCGGTGAAGCTGACGAATGTCTGATCCGTTGACGATCCGGCCGCGTCGGTCAATGCGTCCTGCAGGTTCCCGAGCATGTTGTTCAGCGCGTTCAGGTCCGCCCGGCTCACGCTCTTCCCGTTCAGGCTGTAACTTTGGTTCAGGAGCACGGCCTGAATCGCGTCAATCGTCTTGGTCTTGAGCGCCGTCAGCGTCGCGGTGTCCAGTCCGAGAAATGGGTTGTCGAGCATACCACTGCTCGAAACGTCAAACCGGCCTTATTCCTTCGGCGCTGCGTAACGAATCACGTTCGCGATTGTCGCCATGCAGAGCAGCATCGCTGAGGTGTCGAGACCGTGATTCGGCGCGTTGCTCTTCACCTCACGCCACTCCCAGACGCCGGTCCGAATCTCAACCTTTGACTCGCCCTTGAGGTGTTCGAGGTAAAGCGGGTTCACGTCCTTCGGGAGGAGCCATTTCAAATCGCCCTTGGCTTCCAGCGCGTTCGCGAGCAGGTCCTTGAAATAGTCGCCAGACCAATCGTAATAGAACACGTCGCCGCCCCGGTAGTCGCTCACGCGTGGTTCCGAAAACGGGAAGTTAATCAGCTTGTCGGTCGCCTCGTCCCGCATCGTCCACGTCTTTCGAGCGTAGCCTCGCATCCCTCGCCAGCCGAAGTCCGCGCAATCCCGATCAACGTCGGCCGGCCGGTAGCCGCGATCTTGGGCAACGCATGAATCCTGCACCTTGTAGCGTTGTTGAATCTGTCGCAGTTGGTCCCGCGTTTCGACGCGCCCGAAATAGAGCTGCCGGTAGGTCGGACCGGTCGCCGAGCTGAACGCGCCGATTTCGACCCACCAGTGGTCTTGCTGCCGGTCGATTGCCATGAAGCGAATGACCTCGCCGTCGATGCCCTCGCCGTTGGAGAACTGCGCGACGCTGTAATCGGACGCCTGCACGAACAAATTGACCACCTTCTTCTCGACAATCCACGGCCGCGCCTCGCGCTTGGTCTTAAACTCGATCTTCATTTTGTCGTCACCTTGGCGCACGTGGTGATTGTCCGCCTCGCAGAATTCTTCCACGAGCAGCCGCATCGGCCGGCTGACAACGGCCTCGACGCGGAAGCTTTGGATCTCCGCCGGCGCGGCCGGGTTGAGCGGAACGAACCGCCCAACCCGCTTCCAGCCCGTCCGCGTCGTGTCGGTGTCCGGCGACTCGTGGCCGCAATGTGGGCAGCGGAAGCGGCACGACTCGACGGCTCGCGCTACGTCCCACGTCTCGTCATCGCGCCTCGCCGCGGCATCCCAGACCACGCCGCCTCGCAGTCCGGTCTCCTCGTTCTTGTCCAAGGCAAACGCGAGCGGGTGAACCTTGTGGCACGCCGGACACTCGGTGCTCCATTCCTGCTGAGTGCCTTGGCGAAAACTCGTGTCCTCGACGTTGCCGGTTTCGAGGTCCATAATCGGAGCCTGCGAGGTGTTGTAGATTTTTGACCTGCCCACCTCCTCGAAGCGACTGACGCGGGCGACGGCGTGGCCATACACGTCCTGCCACTTACTTAACCAGATCTCGTCATTTATTTTATATCTGATCGACTGCGACTGTTGGCTGGAAAGGTTGGCCGGGTTGAGCAGAAAAAAGAAGCCGCCGAAGTAAATCTCGGTCGTCGTCCGGTGCGGCCCGACTCGCGGAAGCATCGCGGCGACCGGCTTGCACGACTCGAAGATCGGGTTCAGCCGTGACTTCGCGTGCCGGTCGATCATCTCGTCGGTCTGCATCGTCCACGAAATCGGTCCGGCGTCGTTGCAAATCAGCCACGGCACCCAGATGTCAGCGACGAGCGTGCCGCCGATCTGCACGGCCTTGCGGAAATGCACGCGGCGCACCAGCGGATTTTGGAGCGCATCGAAGATCGGAATCAGCCACGGCGAAATCTTGACGTTGAAGGGACCGGGCGTGGCGTAGCTTTCCGGTAGAATGATGTGCTTCCGCGCCCACTCGTAGATCGGCGAGCGGTCGGGCTGCGGAAGGCGCAGGGTGGTGAGGAGTGCGTCGGAGGCGGTCACAAATCAGATGCCGGCTCGTAAATCGCGAACTCGCACATCCCCCCGTCCGTTGCCCCTCCGATTACGCGGCAATCCCAGA